TAGGTCCGATATCGCCTTGTGGGCCGGTAGGCCCTGTAGAGCCCTGAACTCCTGTAGGCCCAATGTCACCTTGAGCACCGGTAGGTCCTGTTGGTCCTAAAGCGCCTGTGGGGCCAACAACACCAGTAGGACCTAAAGCTCCTGTGGGACCGATGTCTCCTGTGGGTCCTTGGCTGCCTGTTGGGCCGGTTGGGCCCGTAGGGCCCTGTTCGCCCGGCGGGCCTTGAATATTACCACCGTCAACCCAGGAGCTTCCATCCCAAATCCAGATATTACCCTGAATTAGATAAGCGTCCCCTACGTTGTCCCCTTGGACAGGTAACTGGCCTACATTATCTAGTGATCCTAGTAGATTAATACCCGTACCAGCCGCTCCGGTGGGACCTGTAGGGCCTACATTACCTGTAGGACCAATAACCCCTGTAGGTCCTAGTGCTCCTGTTGGGCCAATAGGTCCCGTTGGGCCGATATCACCTTGAGGTCCCGTTGGTCCTAAGTCTCCTGGAACACCTGTTGGGCCGGTATTACCTACATCGCCTTTAGGCCCTGTAGGTCCCGTTGGTCCTAGATCACCTTGTGAACCCGTTGGACCCACCAATCCTGTTGGTCCAGTACTTCCAGTAGGCCCAATGGCTCCTGTAGGACCAGTAGGTCCAGCAACACCAGTAGGGCCAATGTCACCAGTAGGACCAGTAGGTCCTTGAATATCTCCACCATCTACCCAACTATCTCCATCCCAAAGCCAGATATGGCCTTGGATTAAATAAGCATCTCCAACATTGTCGCCCTGAGCAGGTAACTGGCCTACATTATCTAGTGATCCTAGTAGGTTGATACCCGCACCTTGAGGTCCTGTAGGCCCTTCATCTCCTTTAGGTCCCGTAGGCCCTAGAGCACCAGTAGGCCCGATATCGCCTTGTGGGCCGGTAGGCCCTGTAGAGCCCTGAACTCCTGTAGGCCCAATGTCCCCTTGAGGTCCAGTAGGTCCTAGGTCTCCCGTAGGGCCTTGAATGCCTGTTGGACCTTGAGCACCTGTAGGACCTAGGTCGCCTTGTGGCCCTGTTGGTCCAATATCACCCGTTGGACCTTGAATTCCAGTTGGGCCTTGTTCGCCCGTTGGGCCAGTGGGCCCTAAATCACCAGTAGGTCCTACATCGCCAGTTGGGCCTACATCACCTGTTGGGCCTGTTGGGCCAAGATCGCCAGTTGGACCTTGATCACCCGTTGGGCCTACTAAAGTTCCCATAGTAGCCCAAGCAAGGCCATCCCAAATCCAAAGATCTCCTTGGATTAAGTAAGCATCACCATTAGCTGATCCTTGCGCTGGCAATTCTGAGGGATCTGCTAGAGAACCAATAACATTAAGTCCGGGGCCTGCAGGACCTGTTGGTCCGGGCACCCCCGGTACACCTAGAGTAATAACACTAGCCGTAGGTAAATCAGGTCCAATAATATCAGGCACGAGTAGCCTCCGGTTTAATTCTTATTTTACCTTGAACTAGACGAACCACGTATTCTAAATCGTCCCTACGATACATTTCTAGATCATAGACTCCGCGTTCTTCGAACAATACTTCTGAAGTGGAAGGTAAAATTATAATTCTAATAGTGTTATTAGGTACATCAACATCAATTCTAGACCCGCTAGAATCTAGACTTGTTAAACTAATAAACGGATCAGGGTCATCATATTCTTCCCGGACCATCATTCTAGCCTCAAAAGGCCCAAGGTCAATAGGAAGAAAGTTTTTAGGATCATTGGGATCTGGATATTTCCAGAAAAGGTCAAGATAGAAGGTAGCCCCTTTATCTAAATTCAAATCTAGCCTAGAGGCCATAATTTCCTTCCTTTAAACAAATAAGGGGATGAACTTACGCTCATCCCCTTTAATATCAGGCGATTACACCTATTTGGGGATTGTCGCTTGATTAGTGTCTAAACTAATACTGGTTATTACACAGATTTCTGTGCAAATACTGGTTTTTGTTTTTATACAATTGCACAGATTTCTGCGCAAATACCGCTAAGTAGGGTACTCCTCTAAGTGTTCTACCAATCCACTAAGTGTTCAACCGACTAAGTAGAATAATCCACTAAGTGTTCAACCGACTAAGTAGAATAATCCACTAAGTGTTCAACCGATTAAGTAGATTAACCAACTAAGCCGGGTAACTCACCAAGCGTTCAATCCACTAAGCCCGGTAACTCACCAAGTGCGCCGACTGACGCTGAAAGCGTCGGCCGGCGCGGTGGGTATAATTAAAGCGGTAGGTACAACTAGAGCAATTCAAGGTAGTGCCACAAAGGGAACGAAGTTCCCTGATTGTGCGGCTGAAGATCAATTCAACTACGTTGAATTAGGCGACCCACTTAAGGCAAACTACGCCTTGACCGTTGGTAGTAGATACTTGTTTGAACGCTTGACGGAGCGAAGCTACCAGCAAGGTTGCTTGGTTTTCTACTTTGTACTCGCTTTCTAGGCGTAGACCAAGATAGTTACCAGTGATGAAGTTCTGACGTGCTACAACAAGGGCACAATACTTAGTATCTGCTTTCGCTTCAAATTCCGCACTAACAACTACTGGCGAACCAAGCACCATTCCAACTTGTCCAGTCAGAAGTGTTGCACGATCACCAACTTTGTCCATAGTAAGAAAGTTAGTATCTTCTAGCAGGTTCAGGTAGCATTCCGGTGACACTACGTAAGTAATATCGTTAGGATTTAACCCCCACATTCCTAGCTTAGTACGGATAGCCGCTAGACCAAGAACAGTAAGTTTATCGCCATCCGAAATGTCTAGTGAGTCATCTTGCGCTACGTTGTAAGTAGTAAGACCTTTGAACGGGTCAAAGTTATTCGCAACAGTAACATTAGTCCCCAGCAGCATGCCTTGGTCAATCGAACGTGCCATTCTGCGAACAGAAGCGTCACGGATGATAGGCATCAGCGCAATGATCGAGTCTTTATCTTCTTCATTGCCTAGCAGTTCTTTAGTTGCTAGTTTGAATGCTGAAAGGTTAACTTCCGACAGTTGGTGTGTACGAGCTGTACCTGAGCTAGTAGTCGCACTATATCCTGTTGAGTGAATCCAAGATGCTAGCGCAGCTTCCGGATTCAGGGGCAGAGCCATGTTAGGCCCAGTCATCTCAATAGTGCGGAACAGAGGCGCAATTACTAGAGCCGATCTGATATCGTTAAGCATTTGATTACTAACAGTGTCTTCCCACTTAGAAGATGCTACGTGAGGTCCGGCTTTTTCTACTACGCGTGCGTATGCTGCGGTTTTTTCAATCGGAGTCTTGAACGCTACAGCTTCTAGAACAGCAAGTTCTTTTTCGGCATACGAAATACCGTCATCAGAGTTCTGATTGTACAGGCCCTTAGTTTTATGCATAGCTGCAAGTTCATCTGTCTTAGCTTTCAGTTCTTCCCGAACTTCGTCTAGAGCTTTCTGGAACTCAACAGCGCCAGCTTCGTATTTAGCAGCAAGATCTTTGGCCATTTTTTCAACGCCAACTTCCACAGTTTCCACTAGAAGTTTCTTCTGAGCTTCTTCGGCTGCTGCTTTAGCTGTAGCAGCTGCTTCAGCTTCTTTTTTAGCGAGTTCAGCCGCCTGTAGGTCTTCGGTCGCTTTAGAAGCTGCTTTTTCCGCGGCTTTAGCCGCAACTTCAGCCATCAGAGTGGCAAGTTCTTCTTTATCCATTTTCTTCCTTTTATCGAATGACTTTTTAAATTCAAGACACTCAGCGTCTGAACTAAAAGATTTTGACAAATCAAATAAACTATCTTGGTTAGCTGGGATCGAGACTACAGAAATCTCAAGCAGTTCTACTTGTTTGATAATAAAGATATCAGTACTAGAATCATAGTCTGCATCCTTAATCATAATAGAAACTGACAGTGCCTTAAGCACACCGTCCTGTACTAAGTCGTACACATCTCCGGCTGCTTTCGATACTTCAGCTGAGATTTTCAAGCCCTTTTCATCTACTTCAAGAGCGTTCACTTTACCAATTGGTCTAGTACGATCATGATATGCTAGAAGAATAGGGTTCTTTCTGTAATTGACTAATGCGTCTCCGCTCCAAGCCTCTGGGACGATAACGTCGCCATGCCTGTCTTTACTAACGGTTGAGGCATAACCAGCAATAGTTACACCATTGGAGTTTTCTTCGCTTTTCTGAGCATCAAACGAGCCTAGAAAAGTAAACTTATGAGTTTTCTTCATTATTAGTGTTTTCCGCTGGTTTAGCTGCTGAACCGGTGATATTAGCAGGAACTCTCAATTTGTCGGACTCCGGGGAAGAATCCTTGGGATAACGTAATTCCGCTCTGGCTTCATTAGGGGAAATAATTCCGCCATTCGCTAATGTACTGATATATGCAGCTTGCACATTTAACTCAGGTCTTAACGCCATAGCTTCAGAAGCATCTACATTGATATCGTATCCGAAGAAACGTTCAAATGCACTAACCGTTAAGCTTGCTAGTGGTAGTATGGTTTCAACCCACATTAATTTTTGATTAGGAGTAATATTAGCATTATTCCCGCCAGAAAGTAATACAGGTGGAACTCCTAAAGCCTGTAGAATAGCCTCATCGATTGCTTTGATTGAGTCTTCGAAACCGAGCTCGCTAAATTTATTATCTGATAGGCTATCTAACTTCATACCCCCATCGAGAATCATGGGCCTACGCCCACCTACTCTAGGGTTGTATTCTCTAGTCCAGTTCTCTATCAAGCGGTCTTTAATCTTCGGCCCTAGAATGGACTCGGAGTACATAACTAGACCGGGAACTGCATTGTTTTTAAAGAAGTTGTCCTGAAAGGCCAACATCTGTGCACGTGAATTAGCAATCTCTAGACAGGACTCAAGCCTCGTCGAGCCGCGAAAGATGCTAGAAACTCCGTTATCATTAATAGGGATAACTTCATCACTTTGCATCTCAACTCTGTTGTCAAAGATATAATGCGATACAAACCCGATCGGATCGGGTACCACTGTAACCTTGCTAGAAGGAAGATGATGTAGGTGAACACCATCCCAGTACAAGTAAGCGTTTCCTTCTAGTACTAAATCCAGATAAAGTAACCGTTTAAGGCGAAGAATATCCTGATGTAGATTCGGAGTAAAGTTAAGCAGCTTTTCTAACTTAGGCTGAGCGATTTTAGTACTACCAATCTTACCTAGGATATTATACCGGATAGATGAGCAGTCATTGACAATCATGTCAACACCACGTCTAACAACAGGCACTCCGCGGTAAAGCTCTAGAGCAGATCTATAAGCCCTATAATTGCTAGCAGCATCGCCACTATCAACTATAACTCGTTGAGCAGGGCTGAATTTATTTCTGATCCAATTTAGCACGCTTTCTCTCCACCCATGCTCTCTGTGCTGACGCACTGCTTAATAACGGCTTAACCCCGTACACACCATGCAATTCTAAGTGGTGTTTATGACATAAAGTTACAACTTCATCATAAAGCTCTACTCTATGCTCCGCTATAAACTCATCTCTACAAGTTAGAATATCTGATACATCCCTGCCCTTAGACCATCGCTCGAATAGTGCCGTAACGCTAGAATAATGGTGCAGATCTAAACGACCACTATCTCCACAAATATAACAGCTCCCAGCCTTGACATATGCTCCCTTCGCTCGATCGCGTATGTATTTTACAGGCGCTCTTTTCATTATTAACATTATACCTAACCAATCAAAAATTTTCAACTAAATTTTTTCTTGACCGCCTCGATAACTGTACAGCGCGTATCTTAACGCATCAGCCATATGGGAGTACTTGTCATGCAGCGGCCGCTCTTTCATTAGTCCAGTCTTTTCATCCCAGCGATACTGGTCTAGCATCTCTAGAGTATGTTTACAGTCTGGATCTACAAACAACCTACCACTCTCTACAATATTCTGCAAGAATGCAATACCGTCTAGAACACTTTTCTTAGCAGCGTTAGAACTAATATCATGATTCATTGCTAAATCATATCTGAACTGCGCGGCGGCGGCATCGACGAATATTGCCTGTACGTCAAACTGCTCTTCCAGAGCCTTAATAGCGCCGGCATGCTCGTCAGTCCCCGCCGCCGCGCGTAGATACTCTCCAACCACATAATATTCATCTTCTACTAGAGAAATTACTGCTACAGCGGTTGGGTCCCTAAACCCAACGTCAATCCCCATAATACACTCGGAATAATCATCAGTACTAATAATGTTATCTTTATTAAAGGTGAAAATCTGACCTTCAAACACACTAAACGAAGCTAGGTATTCTTGTTCAAACTCTGCACGTGACATTGAGCGCTTTGCTTCTTCAATATCAGCATTCGAAGCTCTAGGGTTTTCTTTATAGTCACAGTGCATTGAGACCCATTGCGGGAAATCATCTGAAAATCCCCTATCATAGAATCTAGAGAACCAATTCATTCTTCCTCGTGGCGTACTAATAAATATAGCTTTGCTATTTGGTTTATCTAGGGTCGGCCGTAATGCTATGTTGAAAGCCTCCTCACCTGCGGCTGAAAGTGCAGCCTCGTCAAACAGGATTAAATCGTAAGACCTACCCACCACAGAGTCAACCTGACTAACTGACCCAGCCCGTACAGTTGATCCATTTGACAACTCTAGCACTCTATCCTTAGCATTGTCCTTTTCAATCTCTAGAGAAAAGGCCTTGACATAACGCCTTTGTAATTCAAACGAAATGCTAGAGAGACTATAATTTGGTGCCATAATTAAGACATTACAATTAGGCACTAAAGAAACTAATTGCGCTATCATATTAGCGATTGTAGTTTTACCTACTCGTCTAGAGAAAGCTGCAGTAATAAATCTATAATCTGGATTATTTACAGCATTTAATAGTGCTATTTGTGGACGATTTAATTCGCCTCCTAGTACCCCATTTTGAATTGCTAGAGGAATATAGTTTTCTACTGGTAATTTTAAGAATCTAGTTTCTCTAGGGAATATTTGAATGGTATCTGAGGAGACATTGTTTCTGCTAATAGTTAACATATTATTCTTTATTAGGGACTAAAATGTTCTCTAACAATTCTCCATAATTAGTACCACTAAAAGGATTAGCCCCATTAATCTGAATATTATTTTGCACTCCAGGTTTAGACGCTCTTTGATGTTCTAGAAGTTTTAGTTCAATCTTCATTTCTTCCATCTTCATCTTATGCATAGCAGATATTACGTCTATAATATCTTTGCTAGTGGTAACCTCATTTTCCTGCATTTCTAGAAGTTTCTTTTCTAGAATTGAATCTAGGACAGCTCCTAGTTTGAAGCGGTTTCGGTAACCTGAGTCAAAATACATCTGGTTGATGTAACTAGCGACCTCTGGTTTTTTCAAGTAATCGTTTATTACTTCTCTAGAAAGACCTAGTTCTCTGCTAGTGTCATTCACACTCTGCGTGCGCAAATAAGTATTAGCAACCTCTAGAGACTCTGGTGAAATTGCTATTGCGGAATTCGGGGGATTTGCCATTTTTGTATTATAACTCTTCAGTCAAAAATTTTCAACACTATTTTTAACTCATCTGAAATGAGTAGGCAAGGTTCCATTGGCAAACCTGCTATTGTTAAAAATTTAGTACCTGTTAAAAATTTAGTACCTGTTACAAACTTAATATTGTTAAAAATTTAGTACCATTGTTAAAAATTTAGTACCATTGTTAAAAATTTAGTACCTTTTACATTCTCACCTGTTGACGCCGAAGGCGTCGGTTGGTGCGACCTAGGTAAGCACCTATTGCGACTTCTAGTTTATAAGCACCTATTGCGGCTTTTAGTTTATAAGCACCTATTACGACTTAAGCACCTATTACGACTTTTAATTTTCCTTGTGTTGTGTACGCGGTGGTTAGCGGTACAGGAAAGCCGATAGAACGAGTCTATCAGCCGCCCTGGGTCAATAGGCCGGATCTATCAGCCGTTCCATGCGTTCAGGATCGCCAAACGATCATGGTCTGGCTTCGCTTGCCAATCTTCGGCAAGCATTCGAACAAGATCCGCTGTCGCCACTTGCGTCTGCTGCTTGCCGCGTTCCAGTGTCACCGTCTGGACGGCTGCCCGGTTCAGCTTCCGCACGATGGCGCGGGCGCGGGCGAATGGCATGCCTTCGTGCACTGGCACGCGCACCGTCGAACGGGCAGAGGAAAAGGAAACCGCGCAAGCGGTTTCAGACGGAAGAGAATAAACGATCTGAGTCATGACGCTACCTTTACAATGGGAGTGAACATGAAGAGATTATGCCAGTAAACCGAAAACAAGTCAACAATTATTTTTGTTGTATTTTTACCACACTGGCGCCGAATCGGGCACGCTTTCCCACGATTAACATTCTACGCGCGATTGTGCAAGCCGTCAAGTTGTATTTTTGCCACACTTTTGTGCTAACATACTTTGTCTGTCTTGTCAATCCCTGCATATTTTGACGCGCTTGTCAAGTGTTGTATTTTTACAACATCCTGGATCATAGATTTTTGCGATTGTCAAGTGTTGCAAAAGTACAACACCCTGGAGCATAGAATTCTACCCTTGTCAAGTGTGGCAAAAATACAACGATCCCTGGGTGAAAGTATGCTATGCTGACTGGTGGATAGACTTATAGGTGACGGCATGACAGACTATTTGATAACGGCGGCACTCGGTATACTGTTTGCTATAGTGGTTTGGTGGCGCATATGATCCGCGCCATTGGGACACTCGCCGGTATAATGGGCGCTTTTTTGGTCGCGTCCGGTATATATCTGGTTGGATATATACTGTTTTCAATCAGCGCTTTTTTGTGGATTATCGCTGCATTAAAATACCGCGACCATTGCTTGATTCTGTTAAACGCGGTATATCTTACTGCTAACGGTTTAGGGTTATATAATGCGCTTTTTATATAATACTTTCCTTGTTTTCTGGCATAATCTTTTTTCTTATTTTAGCGAAACGGATTTATACTATAAAGGTTTCAGAGACGGATTGAATAATTATCCACGCGATTATCAATTAGGGGTTTCCGATTTGTATGATATTGGATATGATATGGGGCGGCAAAATGTGGACTAGAATGGATTCTGCCGAAGTAAATCAAGCCTTGATTTACTTTTGCGATTTATTAGATATTGATCCAGAATCAATTGACATTATACCTTTGTCGCATCGCGACCAGTGCGGCGGTTATGCGTCAATCGATGATGATGGTATAGTATTGATTAAGATTAAAAAAACATTAGGAAGAAAATGGTTTATTCGTTTTCTGGCGCATGAATTGATCCACGCGAAACAATATCTTGACGGACGTTTACGGTATGATGCGTATATCGATCTTTTTATCTTTGACGATAAGATTATTGATTGCGAATACGGGGATGAACCGTATGAAATTGAAGCATATTCCGTCGAGCCGATTTTAACCGCCGCATACTTCGACAGGTTTGAATAATGAGAGTTGCAATCTTTGATCTAGACGAAACGGTAATCGATTCGTCGCATCGAACACCTAATAACCCGGACGGTACGCTGAATCTAGCAGCATATATCGAAAAGCATACACCCGCCAATGTTAGACGTGATAAACTGTTGCCTCTTGCGCGAATCATGCGAGAATGTTATGCTTCCGGATGTTATGTTATTGTTTTAACTGCGCGATTCATGCATTCGTGCGACTATCAGTTTTTGGCGCGTCATGGTTTAAATTATCATCGACTTTTTTCTAGGGAACAAGCCAACGAAAAGCACCAATCTTTATCTGATGGGGAATATAAGGCAAGATTTATTCTACCAATTCTTAAACTTAAACAATTCCGGAATGCTTCGGTTGTAATGTTTGATGATGCCGCGAAGGTTAAAACGGCATTACGCAAGCATTTTCCGGTTCTTTGTGCAAAACGCATCAATTCGAGAATTAAATAATGCAAAATTCTGCTATCAAAATCGCCCTGAAAGTTTCGGGAATTTATCGTCTGAAAAAGGATGAAAGAATCAGCGAAACCATTGCAGCAATTGCAGATGAATTGCAGTGTGATACTGAAACCATCGAATCTATCTATATGGCAGAGATTGATGCACGCGCACGCCAGCGGATTGAAAGAATTCGCCGCCGCGAGACTCTGCCAGTATCAGCAGGCACCAATACAGTATCAACACCAATACATGCCCATAATGGGCCGGTAGTTGTGACTGCTGCACAAAATAATACTGATATCAATCGTGATATGCTGGCCGTACTACGCAATTATTGTGAGACTCGCGACGCACAATTAGTTATTGCGCCGATGCTCTACAATAAGTCGGCTTTTGCGCAGCCAGATAATTCGGATGGAGAATCCGTTTGGTTTGATCCTGCAATTGTTCCCTATCTGCACAAAGATAAATTTTCAGTGCATGGCGTCACCGTATTGTGTGGGGCGCATGTATTGCCTACGGCAAAGTATCCATTATCAGGGTTTGAAGGTGCAGCAACCGAATCAATTGTAGTACCTGCCAGCACTATACAGCTAAAAACACTGGCACGATTAAAAGACCAGAAATTGCGCGTTATGTATAGCACTGGCGCAGTGACAGGGTTTAACTATATCCAGCGCAAGGCAGGTACAGTAGCCGAATTAAATCATTGCTTTTCCGCTACTGTTATTGAACCCGATGGCCGGATGCGTGCTCTAACATATCAAGATGGCGCTATTTATGATTGCATCGATGGTAGCACTACGCGATACACTGCGGACAGTATCGAGCGTGGTAATGTCAGCGCGCTGATTCTCGGAGACATTCACGCGGAGAAAATGTCGGCAGATCGACGTGACGCCATTATTGATTTACAAGTTAAAATGGTTCCGCGTTATACTGTATTGCATGACCTACTGGATTTTAGCTCCCGCAACCATCATAATAGAGGTTCGTCATTATTTATTTTCAATCAATTGCAAAATAATAACACGGTGGCATCCGATCTTAATACCGCCATCGATTTTATTGCACAATTGCAAGGGAATGTTGTTGTTGTCGATTCGAACCATGACCGTGCATTAACGCGGTGGCTAGATGAAGCGGATTATAGAGCAGACCCTGTAAACGCAATAACTTTTCTGGAATTGCAATTGACGCGGTATAAAATGGCGGATTCTGAAAACTGGAATCCGCTTGAATACTGGTATCGTCATGCACACGGGAAAGTAAATTCCAGTATTCGCTTCCTGAAACCCGATGAGAGTTTCAGGGCGCATGGAATTGAATTGGGCAATCATGGTGACAGAGGCCCCAACGGATCGCGCGGATACTTGCAAGGTTTTCGGGCGATTGGGGCAAGTATGGTAATCGGGCATTCTCACTCACCCGGAATTGCGGGCGCAGTGTATCAGGTTGGCGTCAGCGGCAATCTTGATATGGGTTACAATGTCGGACCGTCGTCATGGGCGCACGCGCATTGTGTCGTTTTTGACAATGGGACGCGGCAAATTGTTTTTGAGTAAAAAGAGTTTGACAGTGTACCGGAATCCCGGTACACTGTTTTACATGCACTAGGGTAGCACGCGCGACGGTCCTAATGCATTTCCATTCATGCGCGTAAAAGGAAAGTAGAAATGACAAGCGAAAGCAAAACCCCAAAGGCTCCTAACTACACAGACGAACAGGCGGCGGAATTGGTTGCAGCGTACTCGGCAGCGCCGAACGCGCAAACTGTCGAAACGTTTGCGCTGAAATTCGGGCGCAGTGTCCGAAGTATTACCGCGAAACTTGTCCGGGAAGGGGTTTATAAAAAACCGGAATATGTTGGCAAAACCGGGCAGAAACCCATTTTCAAAGAGGCGATCGTCCAGACGATTGCAGAGAAAATGGGTTTGACCGACCCTGAATCTGACAGTCTTGCGAAAGTTAACAAGTCGGCGCTTGAAAAGATTGCGAAACTAGTGGTATCCATCAGCGAGTAAGTAGACAAAACCCTAGCAGACCATCTGCTAGGGTTAACTTTCGAGGATCAAATCATGACAATCGTTTTTTCCGGATCGCATCGCGGACATTATCAATACCGCGTCATCGTGCGCGATGAGCGCAACATTTACTACCTGCAAGCTACAGAAACCGGATCATTCTGGGATAGCCGACACTTTCGCATCGGATCGGCGCTTTGTTCCGATTCCGACGAATTCGATCTGTATCATGGCCTTAATCTTGCGCGTATGCGTGCAATGGCAGGCCCAGTGCTCAACGCCGATACGGCGTTTGACCTTTTCATGATTCTTTCGCGCGACTGAAAAACCGGACACGGAAAACCGGGGCCATATGGCCCCGGTTTTTGTTGTTTTTTCGCAACACTGCGCCGCGCGGACGTCGCTTTCCCACAACTAACATTCTACGCGCGATTGTGCGCACTTGTCAAGCCCTTAGAGCGATGATATTTTTCTATTGCTAGAGAACTTCCGATAGGCTCAGGCTATCGACCCTGGGCTGGCCGGCCCCATAGCGAAAAGCTATCGGCCCCATAGGCTCCAACTATAATAGCGAAATGCTATGGGCGCAATAGTCGGGGCAGCTATAATGAACGGGTATTCAATAGATAGGCGTTCGCTATAATGAACGGGTATTCAATAGATAGGCGTTCGCTATAATGAACGGGTATTCAATAGAGGCTCGCTATGTAAGTAAGTGCTCACTTATAGCCACCGCCTATAATGAACGGGTATTCAATAGATAGGCGTTCGCTATAATGAACGGTCGTTCAATAGAGGCTCGCTATGGCCTCACTAACCAAAAGCAGGAGCAAATTCCTGCGCCTAGTGCAAAAACGAGTAGTGCAAAAATCATTACGAACAGGTACATGTACCTGGGCGCCTAGTGCAAAAGTCACATTTTTCTGCGCGTAGTACGCCTTCTCTCACAAAAATTTTACGGCGAAAAAGCTACGACAAATTTTCTCGCTAGAATTTCCTAAGCATCTTCCACACTCTAGCAAATCCTCATCATCATCTTTCACCTGCACATTTTTCTACAAGCTCAACAAAAATCTGCACATTTTTTTCTACAAGCGCAACAAAAACCTGCACATTTTTCTGCCGAAGGCAGTGGTTGCACGCCGTGGGGTCAATTTTGACCAAAATACTAGACAAATTTTGCACAGTATTTTAGTCAAAAGTGACTAAAAATCTCGGAATTTTGTGCGCGATGGCCAAGCTGGCTTCGAAATCGCGGTATTTCGTACGCGGGGTGTCGAAAATTTTGGCCGTCGAATAAAAATTATAATATCCCCCCATATGAAAAAATTTTAGCATGTGAAAAGTTTCATTAATGTGACCGAAGTATTTCTTCGTAAAGAAATTTTTCCTTGGCACCCCCGAGCGCACAGGACAGGGACCCGAGGTCCCAACCGGTGAGGTCAGGGAAAATATTAACCGGTGAGGTCAAAGAGAAAGTGAAAACCGATGAACAATATTTCCATTCTATCTCAAACAATAAACCCCCACCATAAAAATATTTTTCAAAGATCCTATCGAACTCTGGGCTATATCTCTACCTTCGAATCAAATCGCCCGCTAAATTTCGACGAAAATCGAGATAAGGTCGGCAGCAGCACCAAAAAGAACGGGGCAATCTCAAAGTAAAATTTATTTTAACCATTTTGAAAATTTTTTCCGACCTACTAGATTTTATCTAGTAACACTAACGACTAGTCTAATTTTGACGAGTCTATTTTGGACCCCCGCGCCTAGTAGTTCGTACCACCGACCAAATCTATTTCTGCGCCCCGGTCGACTTGAGGGAATATCTTAAAATTGCGCCGAATTTGCTTTATTTGAAAAAAGCGGTGACACAAAATTTTAACCCAAATATAGCCGACTAAATCTATTTCTGCGCCCTGGGCGACTTGAAAAACCGATTTTTATATAAAAATTTTTGCGCCGCGACCTATTACTGTAAAAAGCGGTTCGTACGCTGTCCAACCAGTCAAGACTCTTACTTTAAAAACTGTATAATACAGTTATTTTTCAGACCGATATTCTCTCTGCGAAGCAAAGTTTTGCTTATACCGACATTAAAATTTTTCTAGATTATAAACCCTTGGCTAGGGATATATCTTCGGGGTGAATCACCCGCTAAATTTCGACTAAAATTTAGATTCACTAGGCAAAGAAGCCAATAACAATGGGGCGGTTTTCTACTTTTTCTAATTTTATATTTTTGAAAATTTTCTAGAAACACAAAAATTTTTATCGTCATAGAGCCTCTAAGCTAGGGATATACTGCCTAGTCAAGTCGCCTGGTAAATTTCGGCTAAAATTTAGATTCACTAGGCAAAGAAGCCAATAACAATGGGGCGGTTTTCTACTTTTTCTAATTTTATATTTTGAAAATTTTCTAGAAACACAAAAATTTTTATCGTCGTCGAGTCAAATCGCCGACTAAAATTTAGATTCACTAGGCAATAACAATGGGGCGGTTTTCTACTTTTATATTTTGAAAATTTTTGACCTCCGGGCGCACAATTATCCGCCATCGGCGGAGGTCGGTGAGGCTAGAAAATCCTATTGGCTTATTGGCTAGAAAATCTTATTGGCTAGAAAATCCTATTGGCTAGAAAATCTTATTGGCTAGAAAATCCTATTGGCTTATTGGCTAGAGAATCTCATTGGCTAGAAAATCCTATTGGCTTATTGGCTAGAGAATCTCATTGGCTAGAGAATCTCATTGGCTTATTGGCTAGAAAATCCTATTGGCTAGAAAATCCTATTGGCTAGAAAATCCTATTGGCTAGAAAATCTTATTGGCTAGAAAATCCTATTGGCTAGAAAATCCTATTGGCTTATTGGCTAGAAAATCCTATTGGCTAGAGAACTTTATTGGCTAGAGAACTTTATTGGCTAGAGAACTTTATTGGGTAGAGAACTTTATTGGGTAGCCTCACCATTATCTGCCGAAGGCAGGATTTTGTGCAGCTTATACAACAAAAAACCTCCAAAGCTAGAGAGGCTTATATTATTTCTTTTACTAGAGAATCTCGCGGCGCTGGTGAGGTGGAAGGGGTTCTTGTCTTGCTTAGGTGTAGCGGGGTATTCGGTTTTCAATGAATATTCATTGTTTTTAACGTTATACTCTTAAAAGGTTTTAACCCGTTTAAACCGCTTTTTTCTTAAAATTTTTTACTTTTTTAACGTTATAATCACTTTTCCAGCCGTATCACCATTTGGTATTTAATTTTTTCTTTTTTCCTAGTTCTTCCCGTCCCAAAACAAAAGCTATGCAGCTTTTGTTTTGGTAGGGAAGAACTAATTCTTTTCATCCAAAACATTATTATACCATATTTCAAACCAAAAAGTCAAGGCGCGCAGAGTAATTTCATATGAGTTTTTAGAAAAATCTTAGCAAATGTTTTTGATCTTACCCCCGGGCCGGCAAGATGTCGGCCGAAGGCCGATAGCGTGCCGAACTGGGTGACAAAGCCTTTTAATAGCGTGCCGAACTGGGTGACAAAGCCTTTTAATAGCGTGCCGAACTGGGTGACAATCCTATTAAAATGCTTTGATGAAGTGAATAAATTTTTCTCAGAAATTCAATTCCAAAAATATTCTCTTGACTTTTTCTTGTCGGTCATGTATAATATAAAGATGGGTAAGACATGCAACTGAGTAGTGCAAAAAATTAAGAAGTTTTTGATTAAGGAGAAAAATGAATTTTAAGATTGCAGATTTTGCGACAGATACTGGCCATTTGTTAGGCGAGAAAGAAATACAGCTGCAAGTTCGGAAACACTGTAAAGAATTTTTTAGCTGGGTGTATAAGGTGATAGCTACTGTACCCATACAAGAGCCCGATGTTGAACTTTGGAAAGAAAAAGCCCCATTGCCTTTAAGACAGTTGGTGTATGGAGTATTCAATGATGATATTCCTCGAAGTTCTCTAGTAGATACTATAATTAAACATCCTGAGTGCTCTCCAGCTATTCCACCTATTTTGTATTCCTATAGAGAAAAATGGAAATACGAGGACTGGAATAAAAACAGAGCGTTAAAGATAGCTCTAGGTAAATATTTTCACGATTACTATGAATCATTTCTAGCAACGGATAAAAGGCTCCCTTGGATTGGTGTAGACTCAGTTCCTAGTACTAGAGAAATGATTCTAGCGCATAATTTCAGAGATTCCCGCTATAGCAAGCCGGATCAGAATGGCTTCTTCATAAAAAGGGTGGAAGGAGCAAAAGAGTGGAACGCAATACCTGGTAACTATCGAAGAGTATTGTGGCAAACCTGGGTTTTTAGTCCTAGACACAGAATACCTGGTATGCTACTAGATTTTAATAATTGGGATAACATCCCCACACCTTTATTTGAGGATAATTTATGGTAATTGAAGAATTCCTAGAACACCCAGCAGTATATGCTACAGGTAAGAAATTGGAAACAGAGAAGCTAGATGCTAGTTTTGCTAGTAAGGTTAAATTGTCAGGAGGCCATGAGGAGTTCTTTACTCTTTTTATGGAAGAAATTGGTAAGGTTCCTATCACAGAGCCAAATGTAACCCAATGGATTTCCCTAGCAGACCCTAGGTTGCACAGTCTGGTCAAATATGTAATGTCTAGGGCTACAAGGACCGACTTTTTCCCTCTAAGTAAGAAAGACGATTATCATGAACTGTACAGAGAAGCTGTACTGCCTATGCTGGCGTACCCAATGTACACAAAAGACCAGTGGGTGCTGAATACTGACCTTAAGCTATTTCTAGGAAAAAATAATACTTGTATTTATAATACCAAATACAATTCGATTCATTGGGATAGTCTTACAAAAACGCAGCAAGGAGACCACGCTAGACTTACTAGAGAATTCATTGAAGAATTTGAGGATTTATCTCTTAGTACTAAACAAGCGATGATGAAAGAATCTACTCAAGGTAAGGGGCTATTAACTTACACAATGGGTAAGGTTAGAAATACTATGGTAGATTTAGACTTAGAAGTGTGGAACACACAACCTCAAATGGTTCGTAGAATGCTATTGCAAACTTGGATTTTTGGGGAGCAATATCATTCCTTGATTCTAGACCCACTAGATTGGGATAGAATTCCAGAAGCTATCCCTTACCCTCATCCAAATGAATAGAACGAAACTAATTGAACTGGGCAGAGAACAAGGTATTCACTATAAAGAGGTAATTAAACTTCTAGGTGATAAATATACTTCTAGTAAATACGTAAATCGTGACGGCGAGTTACCTGCTACAAAACCAGAACTAATTAAAGCTATTGCTAGAAGCTTAGGATGTGAGTACTCTGAATTAGACGGGCTTGAAAAAGCTCCAAAGGACACAATTAAACTTTTACTGAAATTATTTGATCCGAAAGAATATAAGGATTTAACAGAACCATGAACTTATTTGAACTTTACGACGGCTCTTTGATCAGTGAGGCCCCGGCGTACGTAGCACGGAATTATATGGAGTTTTTTCCTTGGTGGTATGACAGAATTGCTGAGGTAGACATAGTATGAAAGAATGGATGTCAACAGATATTCTAGCAATTACTATGGATATTTTGTGGGACACGTACCGTACTAATTTACTAGGGTATGGCTGTACTCAAGTGGAGTACAGTAAAGCTGTTCCAGCTATTCTTCATGCGTATAAACGTATTGGTAAATGGGAATACTCTGATTGGTTTATCGAACCCGAGCTTAGGTTAGGACTTGGAAGAGACTTGGGGTTTTTAGTAAAATTAA